AACCTACCTACTAATAATTTACAATTTATAGGCGCAGCTTTTGATGTTAATGCAGAAGTAATAGCTTATGCCTATAGAGATAATAATAACTCTAGCTACGGAACTTCTGTACTATACAACCCAAACATCGTTACAAGCGCCGACTTCATAGGCATCTCAGACGCTGCCATCTCGGACACTGCATCCGGCTCGGTTACGATCAAAGGCGGCATCTCTACCAACGTCACAGGACTCACGCCTAACTCAACATACTACGTCCAATCAGACGGCACACTATCTACCACAGCCTCTGACGTACTAGCAGGCAAAGCCCTGTCCTCCACTAGCATTAACTTGGATTACACAACATGAGCAATTTGAGTGAGTTACTACCTGCCGGAGCAGGGGCAAAGTCAGCATCTTTCGTGGCTAGTGGCACATTGGGTAGTGGGGTGACTGTTGCTTTGAAGGCTGATGGGACTGTTGAGGCTGTGGGTACAACCGCTGTTCCTGATAGCGCGGGTACTGCCGTTAATTTTGATTCTCAGCAAAGTACTTATATTTCTACGGCTTATAGCGAAGACGCCCAAAAAATAATTATTTCTTACAGAGCCTCGTCAGGCTACGGTACAGCCGTAGTCGGAACAGTTAGTGGTACAAGTATTTCTTTTGGCACACCTGTAGTTTTTTTTAGTGGCTCTACAAGTTTTACAACCACTACTTATGACCCTAGCACTCAAAAAGTAGTCATAGGTTATCATAACGCATCCAACGGATATGCATACGCCATAGTCGGTACAATAAGCGGAAGTTCTATAAGTTTTGGATCAGCTTCTAACATTACCACAGATTACGGCTATCAACTTTCTAGCACTTACGATACTAATGCCCAGAAAGTAGTGATTGCCTTTACAAACGCTACCTCTTCGGACTTTGGAAAGGCTGTAGTTTGTACTATTAGTGGGACTAGCATTTCTTTTGGAGCGGCCACTACTTTTAATAATTTCACAGAAACCAAGTCTATAATTTATGACGCTGCCGCGCAAAAAGTGGTTATATTTTATACTAATTCAGGAAGCTCAAGCTACGGAACGGCTATTGTCGGCACAGTAAGTGGTACGAGTATTTCATTTGGAACACCTGTAGTTTTTCAAAGTAGTGGTGTTAGTTACACGTCTGGCAGTTATGACCCTAATTCACAAAAAGTTATCGTAGGGTATAAAAGGACAAACTTAGGAGGCGCAGCAGCAGTTGTTGGTACAGTAAGCGGCACGAGTATTTCTTTTGGTACGCCTGTAGTTTTTGAAACAAAAAACGTAGATTACATATCAAACACATATGATCTTAACGCCCAAAAAGTAGTAATTTCTTTTAGAGACGAATTTGGTACACCTACTTCTGAGTACGGCTACACTATTGCAGGCACGGTAAGCGGCACATCAATAAGTTTCGGCACTGCTGCCGTATTCTTTACCTCGGCTGTTCAGTGGATAGCATCTGTATACGATACCGCCGCAAGCAAAGTAGTAATAGCTTTTCATAATAATATTTTTCAAGGACCGGGCAAAGCGGTAGTGTGGACTACAGGCTACACCGCAACAAACTCCACCGACTTCATAGGCATAACAGACCAAGCCATAGCCGATACAGCCACAGGCGCAGTGATTGTGCAGGGTGGGGTTAGTGATAAGGTTACAGGCTTAACTACTGGCTCTGACTACTACGTCCAAGCTAATGGCACTTTATCAACAACAGTTTCCTCTGTCCCTGCGGGCAGGGCTTTATCATCAACCTCAATCCTATTGGAAGGATAATCATGAAAACTATAGTATGCGAAATGAACTGCTCTAAGTACCTGTTTGCTGACGACAAGCAAGTCAACGTAAAAGACGACTGCATTGAAGTGGGCGACCCTGCGAACTTGGACTTCATCATTGGCGACCTTAACGCTAATAACTCTACACTGATCGAAGGCGTGACTGAGCCAGAAGATTGGTACGGCTGCAAGTACAACTATGTTAACGGTGCTTGGGAATTGTGCGAAGGTTGGGTTGATCCGCGTTTAGAGCAGTCTGTATAACCAATAAAGCAGTAGAGGAAACACAATGGAAGACCGATTAAGCAGAGTTGAGAAGAAGATTGATACACTTCAAGAAGCTATTGTGTCGTTGGCGCGTGTTGAAGAGAGGCTTGTTACTGTGTTTAATCGGCAGTCACATATCGAAACTAAAGTGGACGCTATAGAGAATAAGATGGATGTCTTAGCTGAAAACATGGCTAGCGCTAGAACAATGGAGCGTCTGATCTGGGTAGTTATTGTTGCAGGCATAAGCGCTGTCTTTACATACATAGGAAACTAAGATGACCTATTTACAATTAGTCAATAGTGTGCTGCGACGACTACGCGAGAACGAAGTAGACACTGTTGCAGAGACGAGCTACTCAGCCTTGATTGGCGACTTCGTCAACGATGCTAAGCAGATCGTAGAAGACTCACACAGTTGGTCAGCGCTGCGTACAGCTATTGAGTTTGACACAGTTAACGGAACGTCTACATACGCTCTTATAGGCTCTGGACAGGACGTTGAAGTCAGAGAAGCAATGAACGTTACAAGTAAGCTGCGTCTACGCAGTCGTAACAGAACATACATGAACAACTACTACAAGATTGGCGAGCCTGCCTCTGGTACGCCTTCTGAGTTTGCTTTTAGCGGCACTGACAGCAACGGCGACATCACTGTACAAGTGTATCCACAGCCTAACGGCATTTACGAGCTGTACTTTGACTCGTTTGTACGACAGGCTGATTTAACAGCTGACGCTACAAGACTTAAAGTGCCGCACAATCCTGTGCTACAGCTAGCATTGGCTATGGCGTTACGTGAAAGAGGCGAGACAGGTGGTCAATCTGCAGTAGAACAGTTTGCTATTGCTGACACTGTGTTATCTGACGCTGTTGCGTTTGACGCTAACAAGTACGGTGAAGACACTACCTACGTCGCTGTCTAAGGAACTTAAATGGCTCAACAACTACAAAGCATTACTATCACTGCTCCAGGATTTGCAGGCATTAACACGCAAGATGCGCCGTTGTCTCAAGAGCCTACCTTTGCTGCTGTAGCGGATAACTGCGTCATTGACAAAGAAGGCAGGATAGCGGCTCGTAAGGGTTATAGCATATTAAACGGTAACGACTTGTTAGGCTCTTCAGACGGTGTTGAGTCTATGGGTGAGTTTGTTGCTGATGATGGTGACGTTACATTCTTCTCTGCAGGCAATAACCTGATCTTCTCAGGCACAACAACAATGACTGACGTGACGCCTGCAGCGTACACTATTACAGACAACAATTGGAAGTTTGTACCGTTCAACAACAATATGTATATGTTTCAACGTGGACACGAGCCTCTAGTGTACTCAGACGCTACAGGCAGCGTTACAGCAATGTCTGCACACGCTTCTGCGTCAGGTACGCCTCCACAGGGACACATCGCTATAGGTGCGTTTGGTCGTCTGTGGGTAGCTGACTTAGCTAACAACAAGTCTACTATCTACTGGTCAGACTTGCTTAACGGCTCAGGATGGTCAGGAGGCTCTTCAGGCTCTATTGACATCACTAAGGTGTGGCCTACAGGGTATGACACTATCGTCGCTCTAGCGGCTCATAACGGCTTCCTAATTATCTTTGGACGCAACTCTATCATTGTTTACTCAGGCGCTGATAGTCCTGCAACAATGACGCTGTCAGACACTATCTCTAACATAGGTTGTGTCAACAGAGACGCTGTAGTCAGCACAGGCAGAGACATTATCTTCTTAGACGACTCTGGTGTACGTAGCCTGTCTAGAACGATACAAGAAAAGTCAGCGCCCATTGGTGACGTGTCTAAGAACGTTAACAACGATATTAAGTCTTTGTTTGCATCAGAAACTGGCAATATTAAGATGCACTACTCGCCACGACAGGCGTTTGTGTTGCTTAACTTCCCTGAGCTTGGTGTTGTATACGCGTTTGACACACGCTTTCCTTTGCAGGACGGCAGTTATAGAGCTACAACGTGGTCGCACATGAATCCATTATGCTTTGCTGAGACATCAACAGAAAAGCTGTACATTGGTGTGTTAGACGGCATTGCAGAGTATACAGGCTTTACTGATAACGCTACAGGCTATCAGTTGAGTTACTTTAGCCATCCGTTGAGCTTTGGCAGCACGTCTAACCTGAAGTTCTTGAAGAAGATTAACTTGACTACGTTTGACGGTGCAGAAGCAACAGTGGTGTTAAACTGGGCTTACGACTATTCAGGTGCTTACACTAAACAAGCCTACACACTACCTAAGTCTAACGTTGGTCAGTATAACATCTCAGAGTTTAACACAGAGGCTGAGTATTCGTCGTCTATAGCGCTTATCAATCGTCAGAAGGTCAACGCTAGCGGACAAGGCACTGTAGTTGCTGTTGGTGTTGAGACGACTGTAGAAGGCAAAACTATCGCAATACAAGAGCTTAACATTCACGCATTATTAGGAAGGATTGTTTAATGAGTAACTACACTAAGCTAACTAACTTTGCAGCTAAAGACGCTCTTGTTAGTGGTAACCCTGCTAAGGTAATTAAAGGTGTTGAAGTAGGTGCTGAGTTTGATGCTATTCAGGTAGCTGTAGCAACTAAGTCTAACTTAGAGTCTCCTACGTTTACAGGCACTGCTACATTTGATGGACTAACCGCTACAGGCACTATTTCATTGTCTACTGTTGACGGTGGCACGTACTAATGACACTGACTGAGGCTAAGAAAGTGTTAATGCTTGAGCTAGTCAGGGCTACTGCAGGTAACTACAGCGTAGAAGAACTACTAGAGCTGTACTACTTTATGACTGAGCCTGAAGAAGAAATTAAGCCAACGTTAACTGTTTTATCTAAAAAAGAAGTTGACAAGTCTTGCTAAATAGAGTAAAGCGTGATATACTACTTGACATTTGGAGTGTTTTGTGTTTACTAAAGTAAAAGCAGCATTTAGCTTAGTACAGAAAGGAAAAGCAGTCTCTGACCCTGCTAAGTGGAAAAGTCGTCAGATAACCGCTACAGCGCTCACAGGAGCTATCTGGGCTGCTATACAGACTGCAGAGGCTTTTGGATATGTGCTACCAGTGGACGAGCAAACCGTTGACTCTGTTGCTGTTGGTGTGCTTGCTGCTGTTAACTGGCTGCTCACACTATCAACATCTAAAAAGGTCGGGGTGTAGCGTAGGAGTCAAATCAGTAATGGTGAATCCTCATTGGATTAATGCAGTACCTAACATATATGGCGTTGAAGCCATTTTATTAACAGTGGAGTGTGACTTATGAGTTTGTTTGAATACTTGGGTTGGGTTAAGCGTCTATGGAATATGGTAGTCGATATAGTCAAACTAATCGAGGAGACAATTCCTGATGATGGAGCAGGCAAAGAAAAACTTATGGCATTTGATGTCATGCTCAAAGCAGCAATTGAAAAGGCTGACGACATTGATGCTGAGTTTGATAAGCTGCAGCCTGTGGCTCATGATATTGTTTCTAGTGTTGTTACTCTCTTTAATACCGTGGGACTATTTAGACGATCTAAGTAAAGATTAAACACTAGCAGCGCTTTGCGCCTAAGGAATTATTATGGGTATTTTTTCAGACATTAACGATCCAATGGCTGACATATACGGACAAAGCGAAACACTTGGCGGTATTGCTTCTTATTTGCCCGGACAAGAAGACGCCTTTAATTTTGACGCTATCACTGGAATGATTAGCGATATTGTTAATAAAAACACAAGCAGTATTGGAGGCACAGCAGGTTTAACAGAAAGGATTAACACTGGTTGGGATAGCTTGCCCGCAGGGAAGTGGTACGACCCAGACACAGGATTAGAAATCCCTAACTTTGATCCTAAAACAGGCGCAGGAATGGGGACTTTGTTTCCGACCTTTGTCTCTGCTGCTGACGCTGCTGCTGCTGACGCTGCTGCTGCTGACGCTGACGCTGCTGCTTCTGACGCTGCTGCTTCTGACGCTGCTGCTTCTGACTCTACTTCTGTTGATAGTTCTCTTTTAGGAGACAGTGATCTTGAAGGAAACGTTGAAACAATAGCTGCTACGGTTGCTGCCGACGCTGCTGCTGCCGACGCTGCTGCTGCCGACGCTGCTGCTGCTGCTGACAGCACTGTTTCTGTAGACGATTCTACTGATGTTGATTTTAATGAGACTTGGGTTTATGACGCAGCAACTGACTCATTTATAAGCAACACGCGTGGTGACTCTATACCCAATAGAGGCAATGCTACGCTTCAAAATGGAGCTACGTATTCAGTAACGCCTGTTTTAGGAACAGACGGAGCTGCAGCAGAGCACGTTGTAGATTCTGAAGGCAACGTTGCAGGTGTTATTACTGTAGATTCTAGTGGTTTTCCTTCTATAAGAACTAGCGAACAAGGAGACGCAGGCGCTACTGTTATAACAATAACTGGTAACACTGGCGCTCAAGGTAACACTGGCGCTCAAGGTGACACTGGCGCTGCAGGTGCTACTGGTGCTACAGGTGCTCAAGGCGCTAAAGGTGACACTGGCGCTGCAGGTGCTACTGGCGCTGCAGGTGCTACTGGTGCTACAGGTGCTAAAGGTGACACAGGTGCTCAAGGTGCTACAGGTGCTCAAGGTGCTACAGGTGCTCAAGGTGCTACAGGTGCTAAAGGTGACACAGGTGCTACAGGTGCTCAAGGCGCTAAAGGTGACACAGGTGCTACAGGTGCTCAAGGTGCTACAGGTGCTACAGGTGCTCAAGGTGCTCAAGGTGCTAAAGGTGACACAGGTGCTCAAGGTGCTACAGGTGCTCAAGGTGCTAAAGGTGACACAGGTGCTACAGGTGCTACAGGTGCTACAGGTGCTAAAGGAGACAAAGGAGACAAAGGAGACACAGGAGACATAGGTGCTGCAGGTTTAGCAGGTCTTCAGGGTTTACGTGGCTTAACAGGTGCTACTGGCGCTACTGGCGCTACTGGCGCTACAGGTGCTCAGGGCGAACAAGGCATTCAAGGCGAAAGAGGCGTTGCAGGTTTTAGTCCTTCAGCTCCTTTAGCTTCTTCGTTGTTTGACATAGAATTTAACAGAGACTATTTAAAGCCTGAGTTTGTAGGGCTTCTTAATATTGGTCGCGCACTCAACAGACGCTAAATTGACGCATAAAGAAGGATTGTATAATGAGTTTATTTGATATTATAGGACAAGGCGCAAGCATTGGAGGCGATCTTTATAGTATGTCGGAAGGCATCTCTAGAGCACGCGGAGTAGGCGAACAAGCGCTTGCTCGTGCTGAACAAGCAGGAGAACAGATAAAAGAGGCTGTTCAGTTTAAGCCTTTTACTGTTACTTCTGGCATCGGAGGCGCTACTGCAACGCCAGAAGGAGGCTTTACTTACGCTTTGTCGCCTGAGCAGCAGGCTATACAAGAAAGAATGCAAGGATTTGGTGCAGGCGCTTTTGACTTTCTAAGCAGTCCAGAAGCTAGAGCGCAAGAGCAATCCAATCTTATTGGTATGTTAACGCAAGACCCTAGCCAACGAGCCTCTCGTGAACAAGAGATGTACAACAGACTTAGGGCAGTGCAGCAGCCTGAAGAGGCTAGGAAACAACTAGAGCTTGAAGAGCGTTTGTTTAACCAAGGAAGAGGCGGTGTTCAAACAGCCATGTACGGCGGTACTCCTGAGCAACTAGCACAAGCTAAAGCAATAGAAGAAGCAAAAGCTCTTGCCTCTCTTGGAGCTATAGAGCAAGCAGGCACAGAGCAATACAGACAGTCTGAGCAGACTCTTGCAGGCTTAGGAGAAACTAGACAAAGAATGGGTTTGTTTGGTGAGTTAGGACTTGGTTCGTTACAAGCTAGTTACTTACCACAGCAGACCTTGTTAGACTTTACAACACCTTCTCTTGACCTTGCAAACATTACAGGTGCAGGACAGCGTCAATACGCACAGAACTTAGCTTCTATGCTGCAGTTTGGACTTGGAGAAAGAACAAATGCAGAACAGATAGCGTCTAACTTAGAGCAGTCCAGATTAAACGCTATTACTAACTTACTTACAGGACAAAGAGACGAGACTGGGGCTACAACACAAACCGGACTTATTGAAGGTCTACTAAGAAACGTCTTTGGAGGCTAGCAACATGGCAGACCCTATTAACATTAACTCATTGTTTGCTGACATCTTGCCAGACCCTGCTGCTGAGATGCGTCAACAACAACAAGACTTGCTTAGTGTCTTAGGCACTACAGGCGGTGTTGCTGCTCTTAATATGCCACGACAGGCACAACAGTTACGTGCTGCTGCAGGTGGCTTGTTTGGCGTTGACACACGTACAGGCTCTGAGAAGCTGCGTGAGGCTATGAAGGGCGTAGACCCTAACAATCCTCAAGACTTAATACGTTTAGCAGAAATGACTGACTCTATAGACCCTGCCAAGGGTATTCAGCTTCGTCAGGCAGCTGCTCAAATGACAGCACAGCAAAGAACGCAGCAAGAAGAAGCACGCACACGCACACAACAACGCAACGCTATGATGGACACTGTAATGTCCACAGAAGGCATTGACCCTGCTGTGCAGAACGCTGCTATTAGCGCCATTGAAGCAGGCTCTTATGACAATAACATTAAAGGCTTGATAGAGGCTATAACACCTAACAAAGACAGGTTTGATGTTAACGATAATGGTGCTGTTTGGGACAACTTCAAAGGTGAATGGAAGATTGCCCCTAACGAAGGCATTGGCGGACTTGAGGCAGAAAAACTAAACCCTGATGATTATACACCTGAATCTTGGTTTGCTTATTCAGAGGCAGTAGATCAAGCACGGCAAGAAGGAAGTCCAGAAGCGCTAAGAAGAGCAATATTAAATCTAAAGCCACCGCTTCCAGACGGATGGACATACGAGAACGTCAAAGACGCTGAAGGCAATAAAGTGCTAGACGAAAACGGTATTCCTAAGCAGGTTCAGAAGCCTGTTGGTGCTAAGCTAGCTGAGTATACGCAACAAGTTGCTGCGGCTAACAGAGGCCGACAAATGCTTAGGGAGAAGACTGGGGACGTGTTGACTTCTATAGGCATGGTTGAAGACGCTTTAGAAAATGATGTTGATACTGGTTTTGGTGGTTCTATATTGAAGTACGTAGCCGGTACAGACACGTACACCTTAGGCGGTGATGTAGACAGCATACTAGCTAACTTAGGTTACAACGCACTACAAGAGGCTAGGGCAGCTTCTTCTAACGGTTCTTCTGGTTTTGGTCAGCTGACAGAAAGAGAACTAGCAGACTTAAAGAGCCTTGTTACAACGCTAAAAGTTGGAATGAAGAAAGAAGACTTTAAAGAGCGTCTTGCCTTAATTAAGAGAAACTTTGAACGCGCACGCAAAAAGGCGCAAGGTAAAGTTACTCTTGACCAGTGGATAGGTATTGAGCAAGTTCCCGAGGACGCTGCTGACGCAAGCGACATAAATATAGACGATTTGTACTCTGAATACGGAGTTGGTTAATAATGGCAGATTACACTTATGAGCAGCTAACAGAGGCTGCAAAAAACGCCCATGCCGCAGGCGACGCTGACGCTGCTAAGAAACTTTTAGAAGCTGCTTTGCCTCTTCGTCCGTCTGCTGACGCGCCTACGCCTGCTCCTACACCGTCTCCTGTGGCTGAAGTGGAGAAGTCTGGGGTAGCACGTGCCGTAGACGTTGGAATGGAAGCTGTGGCAGGTGTTAATAGACCTATGACATCTTTAATAGACTTTGTAACTACGCCTATTAGAGCTGTAGAGCAGCAAGTACGTCCCTATGCTCAGTCTATGCTTGGTATTGAGCCAGACGACGCTGCAGCTCCTTTTTCTCTACGTGGCATGGTAGCTGAAAGAGGCGAGTTTGCCGGAGAAGGTGTTGCTACAGACATAGCAGCAGGAACAGGCGAGTTAACTGGCATGGTTATGTCAGGAGCGCCTATTCAGCGCTTTATTGCTCAGACAGTAGCTAGAGGGCTTCAAACAGGAACGGCTAAGAACGTTTTTGAGTTGTTAGGTTCTGGAAAGCCTATTGATGACATTATCTTCGGTACAGCAGGCGGCTTGGGTGGAGAAAGCGCTGCTGCTCTTGCAGGACAAGCTGAGTTTTTGCCAGAAGGCTCTGAAGAGTTTGCAAGACTCAGTGGTCAGATCATAACTCCTGCGGCTGCTCAGGCTTTGCTGAAGCAAGTAACAAACTTCGCAACCAACAGGCTTTTAAACGAAGCTATACCAAGCACTGAAGCCTTAAAAGGCGCTTCTAGCTACATCTACAATCAACTAGATGAGCTAGGCGTTAAAGCAGGAAAGGAAAGCACACAGCGTCTTTCTTCTAACCTTACTAAGTTTCTCGATGACGAAATAACTAACGACCCTATGTACGGAACAGTACGTAACCGCGTAACAAAGCTGTTAGAGTCTCTTAAAAGCGGTGATGTTACTTTCGGCACTATTGACACAGCTAGAGGAAAACTAGCTCAACAGGCTGCTGCAGGAACTGACGACATTGCTAGAACAGCAGGCGTTGCTGCTAAGTTGATTGACGAAGAAATACTTAGAATGACTGGCAGCGCTCCTAGTCAGACGGTAGACGGCAAAACTATAGCAGAGGCAGTGCGAACAGCTAGGGATTTATGGCGTAGAAGCAACACAAGCAAGCAACTAGACAAAGTAAGCAGAGATGCTCAAATAACAGCAAATGCAAACAGAGACGCTACAAACCCTAAGGCTTACGAGCAGTATTTAAGAAAAGGAATGGCTTCCTTACTGAAGAACGACAAGAAAACAATGTCGTTTACTAAAGCAGAAAAGGAAGCGATAGACTCTTTTATAAAAGGAGGAAAGCTAGAGAACGTTTTAATGACGCTAGGAAACTTAGGAGCTAAGACAGGCGCTCTGGCGTCTGGTGCAATAACAGGCGCTCTAGGTACGTTTGCTTATGCAACAGCAAACCCTTCTCTAGTTCTTCCTGTTGCTGTTGGCGCAGGCACAGCCGTAGGCTCTTACTTAGTAGGTAAGGGGTTACAGCAATTGTCTTTAGCTGCTTTGAAGAACAACGGCAACTTAATGAAGGGCATGATAAGAGCAGGTAACGACGCTGAGGCAATTGCACGCTCTTATGTTAGCAATACTCCTTCTGGCAAAAGAGACGCTAGAGTATTGTCGTCATTGTTAATGAGGAACAACGCTGATCTATCAAGTCTTAGAGACACAGCCTTTGGCAACAGTTCTTTAGGTCAGTCAACCTTTGCTTACTACGACTTATTCAACAAAGCAGTTGCTGAAGAACAACAGGCGGAACAAGCGGCACTGCAAGCACAGATGCCTAACTAGGTAACTGCAGCGGCGGCGGAGACATCAAGAGAATATCATGTCTTTGCCGTCTTGTCAATACAATAAAGGGTAGACAATGTATAACGAGTCGCACTATTCAATAGGTAAGAACTTGACAGCAGGTGTGTCTAACACGCTCTTCACTGTCCCTACAGGCTATGAAGCTCGTGTGACTATGTTGTTCGTAGCCAACGGTACAGGCTCTACAGCAGGCTATTCAGCTACGTGGCATGACGGCTCAGACATTACGTTTCAGTCTAACAAGTCACTGGGTGATGGACAGTATGACCAGTTTGGCGGTGAAGGTGCTTTCTTGGTCATGGAAGAAGGCGACTACCTAACGATAACGCCTGACGCAGGCTCTATTTTCACCACCATCGTGTCGTTCATGCTAGTCAAGAGTGACGGTACTAAGTTTGATTTAACTATATAGGAGTAAGACAATGCCAATGGTAAACGGTAAGAAGTACAGCTACACAACGAAGGGCAAGGCAGCGGCTAAGAAGGCTGCAGCTAAGAAAGGCACTAAGCCTAAGATGACTAAACGTAAGTAATAGAATCCTCTGTGCTACCTTAGGATCGTCCCTGCGGACGTACACAAAAAAGCCCTGTAGAGATTGGGATGCTCTACAGGGCTTTTTACCTTCTACAGTGTGTTAGATGCCACAGACTCCTGAGGCACACACAGTCTCGCTATTCTCCTCAAACACTACACCCTTGTGCTTCATAGCCTCTTTGTAGCTGCACATCGTTAGCGGCTGACCACCTCTAGCACCGTCAGGATAGCAAGTGAAGCCTCGCAGACGTGGTGCATACTTAGCTAACACTGCAGCAAACTCCATTACACGATCTTCATTGTTGCCTTCACTGCCCCAAGGCGGTAGGTTAATGGTAGACGATATAGACATATCAACATAGTCTTGTACGTCAGCTTGGAACTTCAGGCGACGCTCAAAGTCATTCACCATAGATGACGATGTCTGTATCTTGTCAGGGTCTAAGCCGTGTGTCTTGATCAAGTCTTCAGCTGTAGCGTCTACAACGTATTCATACTTCCACTTGTCACCACCAACTAAGTAGCGACGCTTGTAGGCTACAGCGTACAGTGGCTCAATACCTGTTGTAGTACCCGCTAGGATGCCTATAGTGCCTGTAGGAGCGATTGCACGGTAGGCTACAGGGCGTGATATACCACGAGCGTCACAAAGGGCGTTAGCGGCCTTCTCTGACTCCTCACGATAGACTTCTAACCAACGGTGTAGCTCTGGTGTTACTTCGTAGTCGCTGCCGCGCTTCAGAAGAAACTCGTGCATACCCATCAAGCCCAAGCCAAGTCGCCTGTTCTTGTTTCGTACTGCATACACTTTCTTGGTTGGTAGCTCAGCTGTGAGTGTACCTGCGACGAGGAACATAGAAGCTGCTCTAACGATGGTTCTGAACTCTTCAATGTCGTCGATAGCACCGATATTGATAGAGCCAAGATTACACACATCACTATCATCTTCAGAAGTAACTTCTGTGCAGGCGTTTCTGAGTGTTTCATTCTCTTTATCTCCAAAGTTGAAGCTAAATCCGGGTTCGCCAGTCATCAGAGCTTGTCTGCAGTTCTGCACAAAGGTGTCAGGCAAGAAACCATTGTTGATAGCGTCTAAGAACTTGTCATCATAGTTAAGACTGATGTTAGTCATGTCTAACGGCGCAGGGAAGTTAAAGTTGTTCTGCTTAGCATCAAAGACTGTAACACCGTCTGCAATGGGTATAGCGTGCCAATCTTTAGCTGCTAAGAACTTGTGTGCGTCACCGTGTTGCCAGTTGAGTGAAGCGTAGATAGCACTACGTCTACTCCCGCCCTGCATTACGTTTCTGCCTATCTCGTTTATACTGTTCATTAGTGGCAATGGCCCTGACGCTTGACCGCCTGTCCTGCCCAGTGGCGCACCGCTTGGACGAAAGACGCTGTAGTCGATGCCAATGCCGCCGCCGCTCATGAGACAGTCGCTTGCTCGTTGTACTAGCTTTCCCCATTCTTCTCTAGTGTCCTCTTCACCCTTGAGTAGGTAACAGTTGTTATAGAACTTCGCCTGTCGTCCTGCGTAGTAGATATAACGACCGCCTGCCATGAACTTAAACTCCTTCATAGCCTTGTTTAGGACTTCCATTTCCTCCTTCTCAAGTATTCCTGTACACACATCGTTGACAATGTCGTCTACTTTCTCGCCCCACGTCTGTGTAGGCGTTAGTGCGTACTTGTTGCGGAAGATTGACTCACCAAAACTGTTTCTAAATTCGCTCATGCTACTTTCCTATCAGAATCTTTAATGAAAACACCTGCACCGTTTAAGTAACCCTTACGGTCTTTGATGTCGTTGTACGCCACTTCTAAGCAGTCTGCTAGCGTTGTGTTAGTCATGATGGCTAGATTGTTCAACACCACTAAGCAGTCGCCTATATCGTCTTGTATGTCTCTCTGCTTAGCTACGTTGTCAGCTAACTCGCCAATCTCACTGACTAGCTTTAGTGCCTGTGTCTGCACTGTACCGTTGACAAAGATGCCTCTGTCGCTGCTCCATTGAGTACACAGGTCTATTAGCTTGTTAATCTTCACCATTACACTGCTCCTGTATTAGTCTGTCTAAGTACCAACGTGCTTTGCGCAGGTCTTCTATGCCGTTCTTCTCCTGCCAACGGTGTGTGTACTTAATTACGTTACCGTTGAGATAGCCTAGAAAAGCATCGTTAGGCAGGCGTTCTTTAATGTACTCTATACACTCTATGCCGTTGCCTTTGTAGTGGCTAGGGTTTATAGCGTCGTAGGTAGACAGCCTAGCTGTAAAGCGTTCTTCAGCTTTGATAGCCTCGTTAACACGTCTAGCCTCTGCCCTGCGTTTCCTGCTTAGTTCGTCCCACTCTTCAGCAGGTGACTTGTCAAGAAAACTCATTGTCTTCTCCTCCTAATCCATCAATAATGTATTCTAGTTTGTCTTCTATCTTATCTTCAAAGCGCTCGACAAGCTCAGTAGAGTTTATCTCTAGAACCTCCAACACCAACACTTCATCTAACATCGATAGTTGGTCTTTAACATCCTTAAACGTCAGGCTCATTCTTTAGCACCCCCATACTTCTTGCGAAGATAAGACATACTTATAGGCAGCTCGTCAAAGCTACCATCGTTGACTTCGTTGAATATCCAAATACCGCGCCAAGACTGATTAGTCTGTGGTGACAAGTAAGACTGGTCTTCTTGGTAGAATATACCTGCAAACAAACCTGTCACTGACACACCGTCAGCTCTGCGTGCGTAGGCGATGTCTCTGTCCTGTACGTGTCCCATAACACAGCTAACCATCTTCTTAGTCAGCATTAGCTTAGCAGACGACACAGGTCTTCCCATAACACCGCTAGTGAAGTAGTGTGAGTAGGCAATGCCGTTAATCATCTTAACTTCTAAGAACGGCACTACTTCCCAACCCATCTTCTCTAGCCCAAGGTCAGCAAACGACATCAAACCTTCAAGCTCAGGACTATCCTCTACTGCTCTAGTAATCCTGTTCTCGTGATTGCCTAACAAGAACACTAGTTTAGGCTTCCATACTTTATGCTTGTTAGCCCTCTGGCGTGCTTGCTCTTCCTTTATAGGCGCTAAGAAAGCCTCCATAGCCTGCTTACCTGCCAACACGTCAGCTTGGTAACGTCTACCTTCAAAGGACTTCTTACCCTTATCGTAGCTAGACAGGCTTGGGAAGTCCCAGTGGTCGCCTAAGTGGATTATAACATCAGGCTTTAACGACACAGCGTACTTCCCTGCCCACGTTAGATGCTCGATGTTAGAGTCTGGTTTGACTTGCGTATCTGGTATGACAAAGTGCCTCATTTCTTCTTCCTCGCTGCGCGTTCTGCGTTGGTTTTAGACTGATGACACTCTAAGCACAAGACTTGCATACCGTCTGCTTCACAGAACAATCGCTCTACAAACCCTGCGATGTCTTTGTAGCTGCTTAGCTTGCCTGCAGGCTCGATATGGTCTACCTGTATTTCTTTGTTGGTAAACCACCCTGAACACTCTGCACACTGATACTCATACTTATGTCTACACCCCTCCACCGTCCTCTCTGCTTCCTTCTTAACCTGAAACTTCACAGGGTAGCGTGAGTAAGCCTGTCGTAGCGCTGAACGGATGAATTGCCAGTAGCGTGCTTCAGTCCAAGTGTTGCCTGCTCTAGTGCGTGGTACTAGTTGTTTCACCATAGAACCTATCCTCCTTAGTTCTTTCTCGCGGAGGAAGCCACATTTGACCTGCTCTTCGCCTGAGCCAAAGAAGCCTAGCGTTCTCTAACGCCCTGTCATAGCCTAGTTGGTCTTCACAGATGTCCCACATATCAGTTTCTTTACGGCAGTTTCCTATCAAGTCTTCTGCACCACCTGCGCCAATACCGTCAACACCGATGATGTTGTCGATAGTGTCGCCTGTCAGGATTTGCTTGTAGAAGCTCTTCATGCCTTGGTCAGTGCTAACAAAGTATTCTTCTCGCTTGACGAAGTTGTAATGCAGTCCTTCGACTTGGTCAAAGTCTTTGTCGATGCTAACCATGATAGGATGGTCGTTAAGAAACGCAGTAGAAGCCGCTGTAGCTATAGCGTCGTCAGCCTCTTCGCCTTCGACAACAACAGCGTCCCACATATCAATCGCGTAGTCACGTAAGACAGAGAGTAGTATAGGTCTGTCTTTTGTCTTCCTGTTGCCTTTGTAAGGCGCTGTCACAGCAACTTCGTTGCGGAAGTTACCTTTACCAGTAAGGTAGAACACGTAGTTATGGTCTGGATAGACAACTAAGGTGTCGGCGATTAAAGAGTCTAGCGCTCGTTTAGCCTGCGCTAGTGCGGTGCTAAAATTGACTTGCGCGTCAGTCTCGCACGCGCAAGCCACTCGATAGCAGTATATGTCGCCATCGATCAGAAGCATTACAGCGCCGCTTCTAGATCAAAGTCGATGTCGCCGCCTTCTTCGGTGTACTCGTTAAGGTCTGTAATGACTAGCTTCAAACAGCTTGGCGAACGTCCCGCCTGACCTGCAGGGGACTTCCAATCATAATGACCAATGACAGCAGCAGCTTGTGAGCCGTTGCCGACTAGACAGCCAATCTCGTCACCACTGGTGTTGTAGGCACGAATAGGATTGCTAGACTTCACTGTAATAAAGTCTCCTCGGTCGTCACCTTTGTTACGGGGCTTGAGTCCTCGCTCTTCTAAGGCAGATACAGCACTGCTAGAGAGATTGCCCATATCGAACTGATACTTGCCAGACATAGCGTTCTTAGTTGATAGGTTAGCCCAGTAAAGTGTAGCTTTGATTGGTAATGGTTTTGCGTTTGTCATAGTGTTGCTCCTTATAAAGACTATATAGTCTATCATACGTGATTAAAAAAATCAATGCGTTTGTATACGGTCAGTCCTTTCTTTTGGTCATCTGCTTCTTCTATGTGTTGAGACAAAAACCTCTCAAAAAAATCAGCAATGCCCTTAGAGTGGTAATGCTTTTTAGGATAGCCGTCTCTTCGGTTGGCCCATCTTCCTGTAGTCCAGTAGTACTCAAACCGATAACAACCTACATAGATGCTTAAAAGAGTAGCTTTAGGATGAACCTCAACAGCTACGTTTTTGTCTTTTAGGTATTCTAGTACATCGTCTAGGCTTTCGTTAGTATCTCTTCGGAGAATAGCTTCCCCCTTAGAGTTTTTACGTACAAACTTCCATTCGCTAGTGTGTTTCACTCCAGTTATCTCCAATCTGAAATTCTCCATCCATAGGACAACGTAGTTCAAAATCGTCGCCTGCCTTACGTATCGCATTACGAAAGTGTAGTCCTACAGCCTTGGCGTAAGCCTCTGGTGTCTCTACCTGCAGCTCGTCATGTACGTTGGCTACAATCTTAAAGGGTATTCCTACTTCCCTAAGACTGTCTACACCGTTCAATAACGCCTGCTTCATCAATGCAGCTCCACCGCCCTGTAACAGGAAGTTTAGCGCACTGTATGCCTTGCGTATGCGTATCCTGCGACCGTCTAAACTAGGTAGACTGCCGTTCTTCTCAGCTAAAGTCTCGACCTTGTTCTTCAAAACCTTCAGAGAAGGAATGTTGTTAAGGAAGTCTTTCTTTAGCTTTCTACCATGAGCAGCACCCTTGCCTGCAATGCTGCCTATCTTCTCATCACCCGCACCGTACAAGAACGCATATATAAACGTCTTTGCTTGGTCGCGCGTGTCGAGTCCTGCTGCAGCTTGGTTGGCGCTGTGTATGTCACCTTCCAAGATTGTCTGCACATAATCATCGTCTTTCATGTAATGCGCTAGCATACGAAGCTCTAAGCCTGAAGCGTCTATACCGACTAGCTTGTTGCCTTCGTCTACTGTCCAACACGATCTACACTGACCGCCTAGCTCAGCCTTTAGTTTCTGAACAGGTGTCATACTATCCACCACCTTACGTGTTGCAGGCACTTGAGCCATGTTAGGTGATATATGCGTCATCCTGCCTGTTGCTGCGCCGCTGCTAAAGACACGACCATGCACTCTGCCGTCTGCCTCTACAGCTTCTAGCCACGAACTAACCTGACTAGCCCTTTTCTGTACCAGTAAGTATTCAGCAACAAGCTGCGCCGTTGGATTGTCTATAGCCTCTAGCACGTTCTCGTCTATCTTGTAACTACCGCCTTCGGTCTTGTCTGTAAAGCGTATGCCAATGCTCTGCAGGCGTTTAGCTATCTGTTGCCTGCTGCCTACGTTAAAGACTTCTACACTGTCCTTGAGTCGCTTGCCTGTCTTCTCGCTATACCGTTCTGTAACGATAGGAGGAAACTCCGTCTGCAGCTGCACCTCAATCTCACGCATACGATGGGTTAGTCTGCTGTAAAGCTCGTTAGCCTTAGGCAGGTCTATCTTAAAGCCGTTCTGACGTTGCAGCTCTAGCTCTGCTGTAACGCGATGCTCTAAGTCAATAACGCCTTGTGTGAAATGTTCTTTGTTAAGCAGCGCAACTAGCTTCTTATAAACCTTCGTAGTCAGCTCTACGTCACGCTTGCAGTAGGTAATCATCTCTTCACACAAGCCGCCATCGTAGTCTGTGAAGTCGTCCTTGGGATACTTCAGCCTCTCACCCCAACTACGCAGACTATGTCCACCTGCCTGAGCAGGATTGTATAGACGAGAAAGCACCATAGCATCGCTGTGCTTCTTGCCTGTGAAGTCCATGCCCCACAACCTCTCCATCACTGGCACGTCAAAGCCTAGTCCGTTGTACGTCACTATGCCATCGTGCTTGTTGACAAGAGCCTGCAGCGTCTTCGCTTCAGTGTGTACAGTCATCTCACCTGTATCGACATCCTCGGCACAGGCGCACCATATCACTGTTTGCTTCATGTCTGTTTCAATGTCGATTGTTAGCATTACTAATCCGTATCAAAGTCTATAACATCTAAGCCTAAGTCGTGTACAGTCTTTAGGTCTAGTCTTTCCTGCAAAGCTAAGTTGCCTGTAGAGCCTGTGATGCACTCCATACACTCGTTGACGTAGTCGCCTGAGTTGGCATCACGCAACGTAGCTTCGTAGTCAGTAAGTATTGCATTGCAAGCTAAGCATCTCATAAGGCTTCCTCCAAAGTGCTTTCTATCATTCTGCCTGTAGTGCTGTCGAAGTAAAGGTCTGCACAGCGTCCAGTCTCGCCGCTAAAGCGATTCTTTAGCACACGCACAGCCGTGGTATTTCTGATGATAATGTCGTCAGCCTGTCCGTCACGCTCCAAGCCTAAGACAATGTCGCTAAGCTGTGCTATAGACGCACTACCGCGAAGCTGCGACAGAGACGTTGCTGCGCCTTCCTCGTGTCCCTTGTTGTCAGGTCTGCGTAGGTGACTAACAACAAACAAAGCAATGCCTGTCTCCTGCACAAGCATACGCAGCTTAGTCATTATCTCGTCCAACGCCTTACGCTCGTCTAGGTTAGACTGAGCCGACACAACAATAGACACGTGGTCTAAGAAGATATAGCGGCAGTCTAGCGCCTTCGCCATGTAACGCACACGACCGACAATGTTGTCCACGTCTGTGCTGCCGAAGTGGTCTAGCAAGTACAGGCGCTCGTTGGCTAGTGTAGCGTCAAAGGCTTGCCTGCGTTCGTCTTCAGTGCTGACAGTTGTAGGCAAGTGTAGCTGCTTGTTAGCCGCTAGCGACATAATCGACAATGCTGTCTTGCGTATACTTTCTTCCAAGAACAGCAAACCAATGTTGTAAACAGACTGCTGCAGCGTAGACCACACCAACTCACGCAAGAACTGCGACTTACCTAGCCCACTGCCTGCTGTGACAGTGACAAGCTCTGCAGGGCGTATGCCGTACGTCAGCGCGTTAATGCCTTTAAAGGGGTAGGTGACTTCTGCAACTTCCATAGGTGTGTTGACTTCGTCCCACAGCGATGCAGCGTTAACAATACCATCAGGAACGTACTTCTCGGCGCGCCAGAAAACATTGTTAAACGTTGCCACGTCATTGTTGCTCAGGTAGTCGCAGGCGTCTTTGTAGCCGTTGACGTGCTTGACTATCTTAGCCTTACCGCCGAAGAGCTGTCCCACTTCATCAGCAGCCTTCAAGCCTTGCTCGTCAGCATCGAAGCAGATAACAATCGTCTCGAAGCTGTCTAGCCACTCGTAAGAGGCTTTGCAGTCCTTCAGGGCGCTACTTGCTCCGTTCTTGATACTCACGACAGGGTACTTGCTGCCCATCATCTGATAAGCCGCTAAAGCGTCATATTCACCCTCTGTAAGCGTTACATACCTGCCACTCTTGGGAAACAGCTGCTGTCCAAACAGACCGCCCTTGCTCCAGTCGCCGCTAGTCTGAAAACGCTTGTCAGGATAGCGCACCTTCGCCGCCACTGGTGATGTTGGCTCCGTAGGCTCATAGTAGGGATACACTACCTGCCCACTCTTGATAACTACACCGTACGTTTTCATCGTAGCAGCGCTCAGACCGCGCTCAGGGACGCTAGAGAACGTTTCTGTCGCAAGTAGGGCTAGGGTAGTGTCGAAGCCTTCAGAGCCTGTGAGCGGCTTCTCTGGCACTCTGACGGCTATTGTAGCGCCTACGTCCTCAGCTTTGGTGAAAACACAGCACGAAAAGCAGTAGGTAGAGTCATCGTTATTGATTGTCAGCGCGTCAGAGCTGCCACAATCGCTACACGGTAAGTGTGTCTGCTTGTAATCAGGCATAAAAGTCATCCTCGTCATAATAGCGAGACTCTAGCAGCTGAATAACGAGGAAAGGCAGCAACAGCTCGAAGCCGCCTATGTCGAACTTAATGCGTTCGCCGTCCTCTGTCACCCCTACTGCTGTCTGTGTCTCAACTGCTCCGATATAGAAGCCAAAACCGTTGTTGAAGGCTATAGCCCAGTTCCACTCTGTCATAGTTCAAGCTCCATCTGCTCTATCGTTTGCGGTTGCTCGTCTGTTTTGTACTCAATAGCCCTAATAACCCTTGAGCCGTCTCTCTTGTCTCCTTTGTAGAACACAAGTCCCATTTTCTCAAGCTCGTTAGGTCTGCTTGAGATGCTGCTGTTTGACAACTCTAGATGCGCTCTAGTCATCTCCTTGCCTGTTATGCCGTTTTCTCCTGCTTGCTTTATCAGGTCAAGCACAAACTGGCGCATCTTAGTTATCTTTAGAGTCATCTTTTGCGCTGCGTCTCTACTAGTCTGCGGGTCGCTATTTCTAACTAATTTATAAGCCTGCATATTATTTCTCCTTAGTCTGGTTTAGTCCTGCCATCCACAGCGAGTGTAACCTGTAAAAGTCTGCAATGCAATCGGTGCAGACTAACGTGCCTTGCTTAACGTCTACAGAGCAACGCTCGCACTTAAATTCGCCTCTTCTTTGTTTCATCTTGTAACCTCTCTGGCTATTCAGTTTAATAAATCCGTGCTATTCTCCTGATGTCTCCGCCGCCGCTGCAGTCCCTCCATTGGCTAAGTGCTGAAGCACCCATCGCAGACGGTGTAGCAAGTCATCTACCTTTGCATCAGTGTTGCGCAGCTTGTGTAGCTCTAGTGGCAAATGATCTATATCCCACAACACCCGACACACACAAGCACTATCGGGAATCTTTAGAGTTACACAGCCGCTGCAATACCTGCCCACGCTAGCCTACCTCTTCTAAGTAGTTCTGCCAATCGTCCAATATCTCTTCGTGGCAACACTTGAAGGCGTACTCTGTAGCCATGTTAGCAACTAGCCTGCCTAGCTCTGCGTGCGTACCGTCAACCAGAGCAGACGCTATAGCATCCTCCAGAGCCTTAGACTGCTCTGCCTCTCTCGGTAACGCATCAGGGCCTAGAGCCTCCCACAGCAGCGCTCTGTCGTTGTAGAGCCTGTGACGTGCTTCGTCTAGTGTTGCCTGCTCTAGCACGTCTAGGTCGTTGTCTTCGAAGTAAACTCGTCCGTCTTCTTTATACATAGTTACTCGCTCCTACAGTAAGTTTTTAAAACGCCAGTGCGTCTCAGTTGTTGGTGTTAATATCTCAAGCACGTCTCTCAGACTCTTCGCCTCATCAGCACCGCAAACGCCGTAACGATTGTTAACGTGTATAATGGCGTGTCTTGTCTTGTAAACGTCACAGCACCATTGAGCCTCCTCTAGCGCGTGCTCTAAACTATTAAACTCAATAACCATATTTAACATCCTCCTTAGCTATCTTGTAAAGTTGTTCACCGAACGCCCCCAGTATACCAACAAGGCGCTCGATGTCCATCAGTTGCAGTTGTGTAGGCTCTTTAACCTTTAGCAGCCTAGCCAACTCCCTAGCCTGCTGCGGTGCGTAAGCGCTCACAGCACGTGCTCCTGTGCTTTAATCTCAAAGGTATACCCAAGCTCCTTAGCCTTGGCTATCTGCTCACGTGTGAAGGTTTTAGCGCCTAGCAAGGCTGCCAGTGCGTAGGCTACATCGTTTGCAGGGTAGACTCGGTCTTGTCCGTAGATTGTCTTGATAGTAACTAGTGCGTGTGTGTTCATTGTTTTGCTCCTTGTGTTGTTATTTAGTGCTAACTGCGCCATCGCAGTTGATGTGCTCGTTGTACTCAGGCCAACCAAGCTCACCGCCTGTGTCTTTAAACAGCTGTGTCATCTCGCAGTAAAGGTCTTCAGGGTTAGGTTCTGGCGGCATACTAGACAACAGCTCAGCGCAGACGATTAGCAGGACAAACAGTGAAATGGTTAGTAGTACTTTTTCGGTCATCATGATGTAGCCTCCTTAGTGTGCGTGACAGATTATCGAGCCGCTGTCGCTCGTTGTTGCTATGTAGTCTTCTAGGTCGTCATTGTACTCGCTTGCGTACTCCTCTTCGTTTGCGTACTCGATGAAGTCGCAGCACAGCGCTATAACGTCTAGCTCTACCTCGAAGCCTGTGCTTTCCTCTGTCTCTTCTATGTACTCGAACAAGGCGCGCAAGCCTTCATAGCTAAAGCTATTGGGGCGTAGGTCTTGGAATGCTTTTTGGAAGGTGTAAAAATTAACTGTCTGTTTCATGGTGTAGCTCCTTTGTTGTTAGTGTTGCGCCTCTTTCGAGGCGCTGTAGTTGTTACTGGTTGTTAGTCATTGCTAGTGCTTCGTTGTAGATTGCGTCAGCCTCTTCGTGGCTGCTGCTGTAGTAGTAGTCAGCTATCAAGCCATCGCCGCCGTTGCCCCATAACAGCCAGAAGTCAAAGTCGCCGCCGCCAACGTGGTCTTCGTCAGTGGTGTTTAGTGCTTCTAGTATTTCGGTGCGGTCGGTGCTGTCTGTTACTACCTCCTCCTCGCCATCGTTCACCGTGACTTTAATGCCTCGGCGTAACAATGCGTCTACTAGTTGTGTTGCTACAATTTGCTCGTCAATGCTTGCTTTGTTGATGCTCATCTTTATAGCTCCTTTTCTAGTGATTTAAGTGCGCGTTGTAATAAGCCATCGCGCGGGTCTGTGTCTAAGCCTGCATCGATAATGTGGCTTAGTAGTATTTGGCGCTCGTTCCATGAGTTAGTTGGGATAGCTAGCGGGTCGCTACGTAGCTCGTTAAGCACGTCTAGCATTGCTTTATAGTCGCAAGTGAGTAGAGGCTTGTTTGCTAGGTCTGCGTTGATGCCGACAATCATGTCATGGATTACTGCGTTTAGCTTGCTCATGTCTATAGCTCCTTGGTAGTGGCTTAGTAGCGCACTACTTTATCAGTTGGGATTATTTGGTAGACTGTGTCGATTCTCTTACTGCTAGGGCGTATATCATTGCGCGCCCAATCTTGCATAACTCCGTCTTTAACACAGCTCACGTGACCGCGAGTGTAGACAAAGAATGTTCCTTTAGTGCCTGCTAGTTCGCGCTGTACAGTCTTTAGCGTGCGGCTGTACGGGTGAACCTCGACCACTTCGTAGCCCATGTCATTGATGAGCTTTAGCGCTTGGTGTCGGTACGTGCCTTTGCGGTTCTGCCTTTCTATATGCTTCGCCATGATTGCACGTGCTCGACTAAACGCTATCTCACAACCTACAGCCAGTGCGATGACGCTGCAGAAGTTAGTGTCGCGGTGATGTTTAACGCCAACTCTATGACACTCTTCATAGGTCATCACGTGGCGCTTGATGCGTGTGATACTTCTCATTGTGTAGCCCTCTTTGTTGTCCACAATAAAACACACTAGCTTACTTAGTGCGCTTTAGTGTGAACAACCTCACCTAGCTGTAGAGTGTCAATATAGATTGACTAGTAGCGTGACCATCTTACGACAATCGCTTGCGCGACATTCTCAACAGCGAGTGCTACCGCTCTTAGCTAGGCTTGGTTGTTCGGGCTAGTATCCGTACTATCTTTGTTCCCTCGCGCCTAACTACCAAGGTAGTCGTGATGGCGGTGCGGTACTGATAGGGCTATGCCGTCTACATACACAGTGTTTGTTCTAGGCTACTGCCGCGCGGTGCTCGTTAGCTTGTCTAGCCTCCTTGGCGACTAGGGCTTTGCGCGGCTACGTGTCTTAGTAGCCTGTCGTGTGGCGATGTTGCTGCCCACTGTGTGCCGCGATCCTCTGCGTTTTACTCTTTGACTTTTGCTCTTGCGGTGAGTGCGCCCGCCGTAGTGCCTAAGCACAGTTGAGATACTAGGGTATATCGCAACCCCTTGCAACCCCTATTTAGCATTTATTTACAATTTAATTTGCACTGCCCTTTGCTGCCTATATAGAAGCGCTAGCAACTTTCGTGTGTATAGGGACTATGTGTCTTGGTTGCCTTGGTTGTCCTTGGTTGTCCTTGGTTACCTCTATAGGCTGCTACATAGACACACACACTCGCTAGCTTGGCAGTCTCGATAGCAACTCCACAGACTGCAGAGGCAACCCAGGTTCGGTGGATAAGCTGTGGATAACTTATGCACAGTAGACTGCTTAGCCTGTGGATAACTCTGGAGCTATGCAATAATCGTGCCAACTAAGGCGGGGCAGCAATTTAGGGCGGGGGTGCTGTGGCGGCTGTGGAGAATTATAGTGGTAGGCTCACGAGCACAAAATAGTGCAATTTAGCAATGTAAATTTAACAAAAAAGGTGGATTTAACTATGTAGGCTATGCTGTGCTAAGCTATTGTATTAATTGAGGAAACAATTGCGTCTGCGGAGACTCTTTATCCTCTAGAAATCCGCACCGTCAGCTCAGTAGGCAGGTTAGTCAGCAACGCCCTGTGTTGATAACGAAAATAATGTAAAAAAGACTTGACTTTTTAGTAAAAATGTGGTATAAATGCTACCCAGTTATTAGCATCTATAGAGACTACTGACGTAGAACGCTATATGGTGTTGATATTATGTTCCTAAAGAGGATAAAACAATGGTTATTCTTCTATCTACACTTACGTTAGTGTTGTTTATTAGTAGTTGCCTCTTTATACGTAAAGAATTTAAAGAGCTACACTATGCTCTAAGCATGGTAGAGGACACTAGTAATGAGCAATAGCGACTCTAAAGACTCTATAGACTCTAAAGACTCTATAGACGACGTTAAGCCAAAGAAGAGGCGTGGTCGTCCCCCTAAAGCACTTGTTGAACAAAAGAAGAAGGGCAATAGAGGGCAAGTAGGTCGTCCTAAGGGTGACGCTTCAGCAATTGAAGAGTATAAAGCTAGAATGTTAGCTAGTCCTAAGAGTCGAGAGGTAATGGATAGCATCTTTAATGCTGCGTTAGACGATGACCACAAGAATCAATCTGCGGCATGGAAGATAATTGTTGATCGAATAATGCCTCTTAGCTATTTCGACAAAGATAAGCTCAGCAATGGCAGAGCAGCCGTCAGCATCACTATTAACGGCATAGACTCAAATGAGCCAATAACGATTGGCGAGACTATTGACGGAGATGTAGACGATGACGTTTAAATACTTTACGTTAGAAGAGTTTGCCTGTAAGCACACTGGCGAGAACAACATAGACCCTACGTTTGTGCGTAGGCTTGATGAGTTAAGGGCTGTGTGTGGTTTCCCTTTTGTTATCACTAGCGGCTATCGTGACCCGTTACACCCTGCAGAGGCTCGTAAGTCCAAAGGTGGTGTACATACGCAGGGCATAGCTGCTGACATTGCCGTCAGTAACGGTGTTGAAAGAGCGACCATTATACGTAACGCTATTGAATTAGGCTTTAACGGCATTGGTGTTGCTAAAGGTTTTATACACGTTGATACAAGGTCGTTGCCACAAGTAGTGTGGACATATTAGATGTCAGCTACGCAAGACCTACAGATCAATCTGCTTCCTTGGCAGCAACAAGTATGGACAGACAAGTCACGCTTTAAGGTTGTGGCAGCAGGTAGACGTACAGGTAAGACAAGACTAGCAGCGTCATTGTTGCTCGTTAAGGCTCTGTCGTCTAAGAACGGTAAAGTTTTCTATGTAGCGCCTACGCAGGGACAGGCTAGAGACGTTATCTGGGATATGCTGCTAGAGATGGGGCAGGGTGTTATAGCCAATAGCCACGTCAACAACCTAACGCTCAAGCTCATTAACGGTGCGTCTATCTCGTTAAAGGGTTCAGACAGACCAGAGACTATGCGTGGTGTTAGTTTACGCTACGTAGTGTTGGACGAGTTTGCAGACTTTAAGCCTGAGGTGTGGGAGTTAATTCTACGTCCTGCGTTGTCAGACTTAAAAGGTGAAGCG